ACAAGATGTCTTTAAGGACAAGACTCGCTTTAAAGTAATAGCAGCAGGGCGGCGGTGCGGTAAGAGTCGTCTAGCAACGATGATGTTAATCATTAAGGCTTTAGAGGCTCCCGAAGGGAGTGCTGTATTGTATGTATCGCCAACGCTAGGACAGTCCAGACAAATCATCTGGGACAGTCTCTTAGAGATTGGTAAACCAGTGATTAAGTCGGCACACATTAACAATCTGGACATCACCTTAGTGAATGGTCGTAAGATTCATGTTCGTGGTGCAGATAACAGCGATACCCTTCGTGGTTTGAGTTTGTATTACGCAGTCCTTGACGAGTGTGCGTTTATTAAGCAAGATACTTGGGAAAAGATTATCCGAGCATCCTTGTCTGATAACAAAGGAGAAGCGATGTTCATCTCGACTCCGTCAGGGCGTAACTGGTTCTATGAGATGTACAAGCTAGGCTTTGAAGCAGAAGATCCTGAATGGAAAGCATGGCACTTCACTACCAAAGATAATGAGACGATTGACCCGAAAGAGGTGGACGCTGCAAGGAAGACGCTCTCGTCTTTTGCGTTCAAGCAAGAGTACGAAGCATCTTTTGACAATGCCGGTCAAGAGATCTTTAAGGAAGAGTGGATCCGTTATGGTGAAGACCCTCAGTACGGGGACTATGTTATCGCTATCGATTTGGCAGGATTTGAAGAGGTGGCGAAGAACGCTGGCGCTTCAAAGAAACGCTTAGACGAATCCGCTATCGCCATTGTAAAAGTAGAACCACAAGGCGATTGGTTCGTTGAAAAGATTATACACGGACGCTGGGACATTAAAGAGACAGCAGCAAAGATACTTCGACTTGTACACGAGTATCAACCGATGGCTGTAGGTATCGAGCGAGGAGCCTTAAAGAATGCTGTTGCTCCTTACCTCAATGATTTAATGCGTAAGAATAATGTGTACTTTCATATCACTGATTTGACGCATGGCAACAAAAAGAAAACCGAGCGAATTGCTTGGGCGCTACAAGGTAGATTCGAGCATGGCAGAATCACCTTAAACGAAGACGAAGATTGGAGAGAGTTAGTAGATCAGTTGCTCCTCTTCCCAACCGCTAATGTGCATGACGACTTAGTCGACGCATTGGCTTATGTTGATCAGTTAGCGGTATCGAACTATCAGCAAGATTATGACGACGATGACTACGAAGTATTGGATGTGGTCTCAGGCTATTAAGGAAAAACATGGCTGAAAATATGAACGATAACGTATTTGAAGAACCAACTGAATCCGATCGTGAGATCGTAGACTTCGTTGTATCCCATACCGATCGCTGGAGAGACTGGCGTGATAGCAACTTTTTAGAGGATTGGAAAGAATATGAACGCATTTTTCGAGGACAATGGTCTGCCGAAGACCGCACTCGTGAATCTGAGCGAAGCCGTATTATCTCCCCAGCGACTCAACAAGCTGTGGAAACAAGACATGCAGAGGTATGCGAAGCCATTTTCGGCAATGGAGAATGGTTTGACATTGCTGACGACTTGGGCGACGCAAACAAACTTGATGTTGAAATACTTAAACGACAGCTTAAAGAAGATTTAGAAAAAGATAACGCTCGTAAAGCCATCTCGCAAATCGAGTTAATGGCTGAGATTTACGGTACAGGTATCGGTGAGATTCTTGTCCAACGCAAGCCTGAGATGATTCCTGCTACGATGCCAATGCCTGATGGCACTGCTGCATACGGAATTATGGAAAAGGAATATACTTGCGTTAAGTTAAATCCTGTCAATCCTAAAAACTTCCTCATTGACCCTAATGCTACCACAATTGACGACGCAATGGGTGTTGCAGTCGAGAAGTATGTCTCGATTCACAAGGTTGTTGAAGGAATGGAAAAAGGTATCTACCGCAAAGTGGATATTCAACAAGCTCCAGAAGATACCGACTTAGAGCCTACGCAACAAGTTACTCAGTTCCAAGATGATAAAGTATTGCTTTTGACCTACTACGGTCTTGCTCCTCGTGAGTATATCGAACAGTTGGAAAATGAAGATGGTGAAGTTGTTGACCTCTTCCCAGAAGATACTACTGCTGACAAGTACAGTGATTTAGTCGAGTGCATCGTAGTAATCGCCAACGGCGGAACTCTGCTAAAGGCAGAAAAGAATCCGTACATGATGAAGGATCGTCCTGTACTCGCTTATCAAGACGATAGCGTTCCCGGTCGTTTCTTTGGTCGTGGCACTATCGAAAAAGCCTACAATATGCAAAAGGCTATTGACGCTCAGTTACGGGCGCACTTAGACAGCCTAGCATTAACTACAGCCCCAATGGTAGCGATGGATGCTACTCGTTTACCCCGTGGTGCTAAGTTTGAAGTCAAACCCGGTAAAGCAATCCTTACCAACGGTAATCCAAATGAAATCATGGTTCCGTTTAAGTTTGGCAATACCGATCCTGCAAACCTGACAACCAGCTCTGTGTTTGAGCGTATGTTGCTACAAGCAACCGGTACTGTCGATGCAGCTGGACAGCCTTCGCCAACAACTCGTGATTATCCACAAACCTCGATGTCGGTTGCTGGAATCATTAAGAAGTACAAGCGGACGCTGATGAACTTCCAAGAGGACTTCTTGGTTCCGTTTATCAAGAAAGCATCCTATCGTTTCATGCAGTTTGATCCTGAGCGTTATCCAACGGTTGACCTCAAGTTCATCCCAACAGCTACATTAGGCATTATTGCCCGTGAATACGAGCAACAGCAGCTTATTGCGTTGCTACAGACTCTTGGACCCAATACTCCTGTATTGCCAATGCTTCTCAAAGGTATTATTGCCAGCTCTAGTTTACCAAATCGTCTTGAAATGGAAGCTACTTTGGATCAAATGCTCCAGCCTAACCCACAACAGCAGGAGTTACAACAGGCTCAAATCCAGCTTGAAGTGGCTACAGCACAGGCTCAAATCGCTAAATTGCAGTCCGAAGCAGTTAAAAACAACGCTTCTGCTCAGAAAGATGTGGTTGAGACTCAATTAATGCCAGCCGAGACCCAAGCGAAGGTAATTAGTGGTCTAAGCCAAAATATCCGTGGTGCTAACACCAGCGGAGAGTTTGAGCAAAGAGCCAAGATTGCTGAATTAGCCCTCAAAGAAGAGGATATTAAGAGTAACGAGCGTATCGCTAGTTTACAAATGTTGCAAAAACAATCAAAAAGTGCTTGACATTTTAACAAAACTGTGGTAATATCAGCCACAGTGTTGTAATTTAACAACACAGTTCCCATTAAAGGAGAAAACTGTGGACAAAGAACTTCAAAAGTATTATGACGATCGTTTTTCAATGATGTCAACGCAGGGTTGGTTAGACTTAGTCACCGACCTTAAAGAAATGCAGAAAGCCGTTGATAACTTGATGAGCGTTCCAGATGAAAAAACGCTGTTTTTCCGTAAAGGACAATTAGACATCATTTTATGGGTGCTAACCTTACGAGATACATCAGCAAAGGCTTACGAGCAACTTCAGAACTCGTCGGGAGACGCTTCAGATGCCTCGTAGGTTGTTCGACTTCCGTTGTGAAGCCGGACACGAACAAGAAAAGCTAGTGGAGTTTGATACCGTTAGCGTTCCTTGTCCGGAGTGCGGCACTACTGCACACCGCCAATTATCAACACCTCGTATCAACCTCGAACCGTTTACTGGGATTTATCCTAGCGCAACGAGTAAGTGGGAAAAACGAAGAGCTGAGAAGTTGGCACACGAGCGTAAGCTCAATAGAGACAGAGATACTGCGTAAGCACCTTTGTTATTTTATAAATCCTACAATCACTTTGTGACAGGAGCATTATTATGGCTGAATTTGTTGAAGAAAACGAACTGCAAGAAGGAACCTATAGTCAGATCGATGAAGTAAAACAGGAACAACCTCAAGAAATTGAGACTCCAGTTGAAGAACCTAAACAGGAAGTAGTTCCTGATAAGTACAAGGGCAAGTCACTAGAAGACATCGTTAAGATGCACCAAGAAGCTGAAAAGCTCATTGGACGACAAGCACAAGAAGTACATGAGGTTCGTAGTCTCGCTGATCAACTCCTCAAGCAACAACTCGATGCTAAGCAACAGAAACAAGCTGAACCAGAACCAGAAGAAGATTTTTTTGTTGATCCAAGACAGGCTGTAAACAAAGCTGTCGATCAGCACCCTGCAGTTCTTGAAGCAAAACAAGCAGCACTCGAAATGAAGAAGATGAAGATTGCACAACAGTTGCAGTCTAAGCATCCTGATTTTATGGAGATAGCACAAAACGCTAACTTCCATGAGTGGGTTAAAGCAAGCCCAGTGCGAATTGATTTGTTTACCAAGGCAGATACTGAATTTGATTTTCCTGCAGCAGATGAATTGCTAAGTACTTACAAAGAACTCAAGCAAATCAAAGCAACGCAACAGCAGCAATTATCAAACGCAGTCGAAACCAAGGCTCAAGAAACAGCATTACGTGCTGCAGCAGTGGATGTTGGCGGATCTGGAGAAGTAAGCAAAAAGATTTACAGACGGGCTGACCTTATCAAATTGAAAATGACTGATCCTGATCGGTATATGGCACTACAAGATGAAATCATTGCTGCCTATGCTGAACACAGGGTTAAATAACTTAATCTTAGGAGATTTATAAAATGCCATTAGGTACTAACCATGTAACCGCCACTCGTGCGGGAACGTTCATTCCAGAAATCTGGTCTGACGAAATCGTAGCAGCTTACAAACAAAATTTAGTTGCTGCTAATTTGTTCAAAAAGATGAGCTTCAAGGGCAAGAAAGGTGACACCGTTCACATTCCAGCTCCTGTTCGTGGCTCTGCTAACTTGAAAGTTGCTGAAACTCAAGTTGTTTTGAACGCAAACACCGAGTCTGAAGTACTCGTATACATCAACAAGCACTATGAATATAGCCGCATGATTGAGGACATCGTCGAAGTTCAGGCATTGTCTTCACTCCGTCAGTTCTACACTGATGACGCTGGTTATGCTCTTGCTAAGCAAGTTGACACCGACTTAGTTCGTTTAGGTCGTGGTGCCAACGGTGGTAACGGTACTGCTGCTTATGACAAGGCTTACAAAGGTGACGACGGTACTACTCTGTACACCGGCACTGCTGCTGCTTTGACTTCTGCTGCTATCCGTCGTACCATTCAACGCTTAGACGACGCTGATGTTCCTATGGATGGTCGTTTCTTCATCATTCCTCCATCAAGCCGTAACACATTGCTTGGCTTATCCGAGTTCACCACGTTCAATAGCGTTGGTGAAGCTGGTTCTGCTAACAGCATCCGTAACGGTATGATTGGTGACATCTATGGCGTACAAGTATACGTTACCACCAATGCTGACGCTGCAACTGATGGCGACCGTATTGCTTTGATGGCACACAAGGACTTCGCTGTTCTCGCTGAGCAAGTGTCTGTTCGCAGCCAAACTCAGTACAAGCAAGAGTACTTAGGTACACTCTTCACTGCTGACACCCTCTACGGTGTTGCAGAGTTGCGTGATACTTCTGCTATCGCTCTAGCTGTTCCAGCCTAATTATAGGCTTCAAGGTCCCTCTTCGGAGGGGCTTTGTTTAAGGGTATTCTAAGAGTATCTTTAAACAAATAGAGGAACTACTACATGGCAATTTATAGAGGTTCTGGCGGATCTTTAGACGGACAAACAGAGTCATTGAGCTTTCCTGTGTCTATATCGCAAGGCGGTACTGGACAGACAGACCCTAATAAAGCCTTCAATGCTTTAGCGCCTACACAACAATTTAACAGCGGTAAATATCTCAAGACTGACGGTGCAAATACCTCTTGGGATAATATTGTTATAAGCACTGACGACATTAGCGGTGTTTTACCTATATCTAATGGTGGTACTGGCGCTTCTGGAGCAGATGCAGCTCGTATTAATCTAGGACTTGTGATTGGAACCGATGTTCCTAGTCCTACTGGTACAGGAGCTTCTGGTACTTGGGCAATTGATATTAGTGGAGTTGCCGCTACTGTTACCAATGGTGTGTACACTACTGGTGATCAAACAATTGCTGGAATCAAAACATTTTCTTCTACGATTGTAGGAGACATTAGCGGTAATGCAGGAACTGTAACAAACGGAATTTATACTTCTGGATCGTATGCTGATCCTGCGTGGATTACCAGTTTAGCTGGTTCTAAAGTTAGTGGCAATATCAGCGGTAACGCAGCCAATGTTACAGGCACTGTAGCAGTAGCTAATGGCGGTACCGGTGCTACAACAGTAGCTAATGCTCGTGTAAACCTATTACCCAGCTATACCGGTAATGCTACTAAAGTATTAGCGTTAAATTCTAGTGGAACAGATGTTGAATGGGCTGCTGCTGGATCTGGATCTGGTTCGGTTACAAGTGTAGCCCTATCAGCACCAACAGGATTTGCAGTTACTGGTTCTCCGATTACCTCAACAGGTACCTTAGCATTAGCGTTTGCATCTGGTTATTCGTTACCAACCAATACAAAGCAGTCTGAGTGGGATACAGCCTATACAGATCGCCTTAAATGGGATGGTGGCTCTACAGGACTCAATGCTTCTACTGGAAGAACTAGCCTCGGTTTAGTGATTGGTACAGATGTCCAAGCCTATGACCCACAATTAGCCGATGTTGCTGGATTAACCCCTACAGATAATGGGGTTATTATTGGCAATGGTACTAATTTTGTGGTAGAATCAGGCAGTACATTTAGAACCTCTGTTGGTTTAGCAATTGGTACAGATGTGCCTAGCCCAACTGGAACTGGTGCAAGCGGTACTTGGGGTATTAGTATTACAGGAAATGCCGCAACAGCAACCAATGGTGTTGTTACTACTGGTAGTTATGCAGATCCAAGCTGGATTACATCTTTAGCAGGATCAAAGATTAGCGGTAACATTAGTGGTAATGCAGCGAATGTCACAGGTACTGTAGCTGTTGCAAACGGTGGAACCGGTGCTACGACATTGACTGGTTATGTAAAAGGTAATGGAACGTCGGCGATGACTGCATCAGCCACGATTTCTGGTTCAGATATTGATGGCGGTACAATTAACGGAGGAACG